GAACGTGAATAAGCGAGCAAGCTGGTTCGTGTTTACGTTTCTGCGAGATGAGATGTTGAAGGACGGTAAGTTCTTCGTCCCTGGAGATAAGAAGGACGGAGACTACGCGTGGAAAAACATTCGCCAATGCTCCTTTTTGAAGAGGAGATTTGTCTGGAGTAACGACCTTGGAAATTGGGCTGCGCGCCTGGAGAGATCATCGATAATCAGAGGCCTTTTGATGAGGAAGCCTTCGAAAATCGGGATCAAGGACCAGGAGCGAGCCATTTTACGGTCGGCGGCGTTGGAGATGTTCCTCTATGGACGGGAGGAGTATAACTCCTTCGTCGAAAGAGCCAAGATCGCGTGTGAGCGGAGTGAGATTACTGCCGCCGGCGCGTTCAAAACCTACGACGAACTGTTGCAATCATATGCTCAAGATCATTTTCAAACATGGTTGCCGCAGATCGACGTGGAAGACATCTGGGCCTGAGGTGGGCCCAGGTGGGGTATCAGCGAATTCCCCGTTAGTCCGTGAAGCTAGTCGGCGCTCGCAAGTTATGGTGAGCGTAATAACAAACAATACCGTTGTCGTGTGATCGGGTTATGAAAGAGGACGTGGGGGTTGCGTGCTTTACCTCCTACTCGCCTGCTGCGACGATGACGCGAGCCCCTTCGGGGGTGATCCCTATTTAGGGATGGGCTGCGCGTGCCCGAGCAAAAACCACGCGTTGAGGGGTCTTGAGATGGGCTCTAAAGACGTATCAAAATCTTGCCGAACAAACTAACATCAAAACAATAACAAACGTGACGGCGGCACCGGCGGCCGCAGGCTTGGAGGCGGTGTCGATTCCGGCGCCCACAGGTGACAACTTGATCTTTTCTAACCAAACCACGACCGTGGAGATCGGTGGAGCAGCGTCGCAGGTGGCGACGGGCTCCTCGAGTACTTACGGTGAGGCAATGTTGGGTGGATTCCTGGAGAGATGGACTGAGGTCGGAACGTATCCTTGGTCCCCGAGCTCAGTCTCGGGGACCATATTGTTCGCGATTAATCCTCTCTCCTTGTTTCTGAACCAAGTTGAAGTGACGAGGAAGTGGCAGAATTACATGAAGATTTTCGGCAACCTAGAAGTACAGTTTCTGGTGAACGGGTCGAATACGTTCTTCGGAGATGTTATAGTTGCCGGGATTCCGAATGGAACCTCTGCGCTGGTCTTTCCACACGCCCCGGATTTTCATGGGGCTGGACATGTGGAGCACAACCCGGGGCCGAATATGTTCAGTGTGAGCCAGTGTATTCACGGGCATGTCGACGCGTGCTTGAGTGAGACAGTGGTGCTGAAATTGCCTTGGATTGCGCCGATCGACTTTTTGGAGTTGAATCAAGTTGCAAATGTTGACATCACGAATCAGTGGGTCGTGTCGGGGACGGTGATTTCGCCGTTGGGGTCCACGACGGGACTGACGTCGACTCCGACATTGTCCGTTTCGGTGATGGTCAGGATGACGGATGTGAAGCTCGAGGTGCCGATATCCTTCGAGATGGGAAAGAGTGAGGGCAGGGTGGCGTCGGCGTTGAAAACGGGAGCGAGACTTGCAGGAACGGTCGGTGGTTTTGTGCCTTCAGTGGCCCCACTGGCTGGGATCGCGACGTCAGTGTTGACGGCAGCGGCGGCCGTTTCTGATTTCCTTGGGTTCACCCGTGAGAGTACGGATGGGAAGCTGGTGTGGACGAGGCCTCAGTTGTTTGGAACGTTGGCGACAGCCGATGGGACCGACTCAGGAGCTACTCTCGCACTGCTGTCTGAAAACGCCGTGTCGCGTGACCCGGCGATCGGTGGGATTGAAGGGGGAGTTGATCAGGAGGCGTTTGCGGACTTTTTTACCCACCCCACTCTAATTACGACGATCGGGTGGACAACATCACAGACGCGCGGAACGATTTTACAACGGATCCAGGTGAATCCGTTCTTCGGGGCTTACGTGGATGCAACACATCTTCAGTTACCCCCGGTCGGGTACGCTGCGTCGCTCTTTAATTTTTGGCGCGGGCCGATGTATTACACTTTTCGGATACCCTGCTCGGTTCAGCATCGTGGGAGGTTGCAGATCTTTTACGTGCCGAACGCGAGCGGATCGACGGGAGTTGACCCCACGAACATGTCGATGAACGTGTTGTGGGATATCGCTCCTGGGGCGACAAAGACGTTCCGGATTGGGTGGACGAAACCTGCACCTTATTTGAAGGTGGGAGTTCCGGCGAACATTACCAACTTTTACACGGAAGGCTACGACAATGGGTACTGGGCGTTGCGGGTGATAAACCCGCTGACCGCCCCCGACCCGACTGCTTCCGTGTTGATCCAGGTGTACGCGCACAGCGATGGGAACATGCAGCTCATGGGACCGACCAGACCAGCGAATATTTACTACGAGATGATGGGGACGAACAGTGCGGACGAGACCGCACATGTGTCCGAGATCATTGAACTCGTGGGAGATCAAGCTAAAGAGGTCGATATTTCGGCGATAGCTGGTGGAGAGAGGATTGAGTCGTTGAGGACGTTGTGCCAACGATTCTTCATGTTCGAGAGGTGGCCTTCGTGGACGGCGTACAGCCCTCTGGGTGCGGCTCCCATCAATCTCTACACTGGGGACTATGTTGTGGAGAGGGTCTTCTTTCCCCCCCCGGACTACAGGTTTTCGCCCTTTGCGATGACCGCATATGGGAAGAAGCACGCCTACAATGGCGGGACCACGGTGCAGCAAGGCTCGAGTTTCAGCTACCTCAACGTGTTTGCACAATGTTTCATGGGGTGGAGGGGGAGCACTAGGCATAAGTTGATAACCCGGGCCAACTATGAGCGGTTCACCCTGACGAACGTCCCTGGAACAGCGGCCCAAATCCCAGACCCCCCGTCGCCGATCCAGATCCGGTTCCACAACGCCGGGTACGTAACGGGAGATTGCTACTTCTTGCACAACCCTGATCTCCAGGTGGATGGGTCTGAAGACATGAGGTCCGGGTCTCTGGTGTTTGATCCGAATCAAGCGCAGGGCGGCGAGTTCACTTTCCCATACTATGCGCCGCGCAGCTACAACGTGACGAGGTTCACTGAGGTGGTCCCGCTGAGTGGATCCACGACCACGCAACGCCAAACCAACCCGGTTGAGGATAACTCGATGATGATTCAGAGGCTTTACATGCGGACTCCGGTGGGCGTGAGCAACGTGAACAATCCCGGGATAAATACGGACGTTGGGTGGGACGAACATTGGATGGCTGCAGGAAAAGACTTTTCCTTGGTGAGGTTCCGGTTCGTCCCGACCGTGAGGACTCCGTGAGAAAATTATATATATGGGCTGCGAGCGACTCACGTGAAGTGCCCTGAAGCTTCCCTAAGAGTGATAATAGAAACAGTTGAAGAAGAAGAAGGGAAGAAGGAGAGAGAGAGAGAGAGTGTGTGTGGACGCGAACGGAAGAGAATTGTGTGGAGAAATTTCTTCCAACGAGTCGGAGAAGGGCGAGCTTGAATAGGAGCTTTCCGGTCTCAAAATGGCTTAATAAAAGCCCTTAGGTTTTCAATCATAGGGCTGACGGCCCTTTGAGGAGTTTTACTATTAATTTTATTACCCGCTTACATGTTAAGGGGTGCGTCCAAG